CTCGAATCCACGAACCGTCACCAGTTTTCTTTCCGTGAGGTTACGGAAAGTTACACCACCCAATATGGTAGAACCAGTCTATGGGCTGTCAGAACTATCGCTGTCACGCCCAAAAGCTTTAAAAGCCGCTTGCGTGCGTTCGCTACCCGAGGAAGGAGCGGGTAGCCTCACGTCATTTTGGCGACTGGGTCCACCATCAATGGACTCAAAAGTGCACATGCGTGGTTCGTCCCCTTTAAAAGCTGGGACGCGCAAGACACCGGGAGGATCTGGTTTGCGTTGTAAACCTAGAGGGTCATCGGGTGTTTCTTTGGCAACCTGTGCAGGTACCATCATTCCCTGGATGCCCTTCCACGTAGACTGCAACCGCAAACGTTCGTCAAAAGCATACAACTCGTTTGACGTCATATTGTAATCTTTCGCGACACATTCGTATTGAAGCTCACTTGCACCTTCATCCCATGGATATGGACCACCAGCGATCTTATAATAAAGCTCGCGATCCATTTCGTAAATCTTCCGGCGTTCATCGTTATGGTCTAACAAGTGAATGTTATCCTCAGAAGTGACGGGAGTCCCATCACCAATCTGACACAGATTGACGCAGTACAAATTAGCCAAGGCCTCAATATAAGCTCCGACGATAGGGGTATTACGGTCGGTGGTCCAATACCCTCGAAGTTTAAGAACATAACGTTCTCGATCGCGGTTCAGTGCAATCGATATCTTGTCGATAGCTTTCTCTACCTTGCAAAAGGATGAAAACGAACGGCTAGGACAAGCATAGATCCGGCTCAGATACTCTACTGGTTCTTCCTTAACAGCCGAACTAAACTCAAAAGTCCGTTTAAAACCGTCCATACGGTCTACGTATAACATGGCGCACTCCCAAATTTCGTTACTAACGAATGGTGTAGCGGAGTCGAGCCCATCGTCTCCAAACTTGGGTCCAATCCAGCCGTAAGCCTGCTTAACGGCCATCTTAGACTTGTCAAATGGCTGTGGCCATATTTTGTTCAAGTCCCAGGTGTTTTGGATGATGCGGAGGTGCCTAAGGAATAATTTATGGGTTAACTCCTTTGGAATGTCACCCTGTCCTAAGACTTCCCCGCAATCCAGCATGGACCGAAAGACCATAGCAACAACAGTGGTCTCTAATTCTCGTTCGGAGAAAACACCCGTATTTAACACGGTAGTGATGCCGGTACCACTAGCGTTCTTCATACGGGTGGATTTAACTTTTGGACCTACTTGTGTAGGCATGTTGAAGCAACTGTCATAAATGAACAGTGCCTCCTCTAAGTCCCCCTCCCAAACAAAATGCTCAATTAGCTTGCGAAGGATGCGATTCGAGTGGCTTGAATGCGAATCGTCTGCTGCTGTATAATCAACAGCGCGGACGCCACCACCCTCGTAATTAGACTCGTGGATACGACTCATTTCATAGCAAGAGGCCACCTGTTCTGCGAGCTCTTGTGGGGTTAATCCAGGGTTATACCACTGTGTCTTCTTCAAAATTAACTCCAAAGTCTTCCCGAGTCTGCCTGAAGCGACGGAAACGTCATAATTGGGATTGGTAATAACGCGCGGACTTTCCTTAGTCTTATGTACAACTTCGGACTTAAGTTCCGCGCGCCCAATCTCACCACCGTTTGGCCCAAGGCCATCGGTAATCTCGCGAGCACGTTGCATTCGTTTGCTACGTGCGTTGAGAATTTGCTCCCGATCCACCAGTTGAACTGACTTGGGCTCAATGCCTGTTTCCGTGGCGATACAATCAACCCAAGCGTTCAGTATTAAATCTGAGATCTTAACCCATTCTTTCGACGGAACCGTATCGTTCCGGCAGCCCTCCATCTTATGTGTAACATAAGCGTCCATAGCCTCATCGGTCTTAGCTAACGCGCTCGGACCGTTGTTAGTAATCTGCGGACCGGCCAAAACTGCACGAGCAGTTTCGACCTCGATGGGAGCCAAAGTAGTACGAGGCTTTGTAGCATCGTAATAAACTACATTTGGTAATTCACCCCACCAAGCGACTGTGCGTAACAGTTCGCAATACGCAGCTGAACCTGGTTCGCAAATGTCTCCATCACGCACGGAGTATAACTCCAAACGTTTAATAACCTCGTGGACGGTCAAATGACGTCCGGCCTGCGTATTAACAGACTTGAGGAAATCGTAAAGCTCAGTACTTATCGTAGCACAAGAGCGTGGAGACGTTGCGCCCCTATACTTGATAGAAGCCGTAGGACAGCCCGGCGTACCATTGCTCATGACTAATATGTCCTGAGTATAAGGGCGTTCCGGGTCTTTTGGGATTAGCACCACGTTATTACACGGACGCGGTGTGGAAATCCCTACTGTAGACAAGTCGTGT